CCCCAGCAGGCGGGAAATCCGCATGGCGTATGCCTCTCCTGGCAGCAGTTCAATCATTGGAAAATACTTGGCAATTTCCGGATCCCAAATGCCGACGGTTGCATAGTTCGTGTCATCCATGTTGGTTATCTGGCACAATGCTGGCTGCGTTAGCTCGCTGAAATCGATATCAACGCCGACAACTGTGGCCGTGATGGCCCCAGGAACAGGGCCCTTGGTCCCCGTCACGGTAGCCGTGAACGAAGAAGCCCCCGACGCAGTGAAGTTTATCACGGTGATCGCACCAGATTGCTTGCGTATGTTCAAACTGGATCGTATTGTTGCTTCTGTCATGGTTATAGCCCTATGACTGTAGGTATTCCGAGCAACAGAAAGTTTGACTCGGAGTAATATTCAATGTCTCTAATTCCTTCGTCTCCGTCACCCGCAGCCCGGCCGCCGGCTGGCGTAATGAGTTTTTCTCCATCGATGTCACCCTTCAGGTCAGTGGCTATTTCCCAGTCGTCTGGTTCCGTCAATGTCCCGTCTTTCCTTAGCAGTTTAGACCCCTTTTCCCGCCACTTTTCGTCGAAGCCAAGCTCTGTGTTTTTGATCTCAAACGTAAACGCCCTGGTATAATAGAACCCACAAGTGCCAAACACCTTTCTGGACCACGATATGTCGGACAGCTTGATCTTCCTGGCAGGCAATCCCCACAGGACATCATCGTTAACCGTATCAATCATCGACGTTATTAGACCTAGCTCAAGCGTCCCTACATTCTGGCCTATTGTCACCTGAGGCCGACTTGCATCGAACGACAACCCCTCAATTGGCTCAAAGCTAATCGACTGGATCACGTCACCATTTCTGTCTTCTAACGGAACCCCCTCTAGTGTGTTTTCTTTTATTGTTGATCCACGGATCGCTTGAGGCTCTAGCAGCGGGTCCTCAATTTCAGTGTCCTGGCATCGACGCAATGGCTTCGTGCTAAACAACTGCTCGACAGTCCACGTAGTATTCGGTTGCTCCGTTTTGTCGGGACGCACTCTCATGTTCGGCCAGCAAAACGCCCACAAATCAACATCGTTGTCGACCAGCCAAAGTGAGCCAATCAGAGGCAGCCCCGGTGTGGTCGCAACTATCGCAGGGCCATCTCCAGACAATGCACGGACGCGATGGACAATAGTGTATTCCCTGTGCCCTTCTTCCGTACGGTTCATTTCCCATGACGTATGTCCGTCTAGCAATATTGCAGCCATTATTCGTTAAACCCCGCTTCTACTACCACGAATGGGTCCTTCTCTTTTTTGAGCCGCTCGTTTTCTTCAACCATAAATTTGAATATCCTTTCCAGCCAAGTGGTCGGATCGTCTTCATCTTTAGGTGGCGGAATGTCATTGTTCGCGTTTACGTCAACATCCATTTGCAGACGAGCCGCATCAAGTTGAGCTTCTGCAACATTCGCCAAGTCCTCGAACGAGCCAAAACGCACAAACTTTGCAGTTGTAAACTCAACAGGAATCCTGAGCGGCTTTACAGCGTCGAAACCCGCCTCAAACTCCTTAAGCGGTTTGTCGATCGCAATTGCATCGCCGAAATCAAAATCCCCAGCGAGCAACTGCACATCAATCAAGGCGGCTTCATTTAGATCAAGGACAAATTGCTTCAACCCCGACAAAACAGCCTTGCCTATCTTCTCCATCGACCCCTCGACCTTGCCGCCGAGATTGAACTCGGGCAGAGAGAAGTCTCCAGTGAACCCTTCTAGCAACCCACGGAAGCCACCGCCCTCCCCCTCGATGTCCTCTAGTGTGCTTTTCCACGCATCCAGCATGGCTGAAAATGGATCATCCGCTTGGAGTGCAGCATCTATGCTCTCCCCAAGAGCGGCAATAAGATTTTGCCCAAACGCCACCGGATCATCGCGGAATGGATTCAAGGCATCCTTGATTGCCCGTTTGACTTCATCAAGAAATGCCTCAAACACAGGAACCAGTACCGTCAGCATCTTTTTGATTGCGTTAGGAAGCGTTTGAGCGAAAAACAAGAGCCACTGCTTACCTAAGTTTACCTGGAATGCCAGCAGGGCAGAGGCAACCAGCCGAACCAAAACGAAGAAGTTGTTTGTCACGTTTTTTGCGATGGTTGACAGAAGCTCCGCTACATTCTCCGATATTGTCTTCCATACTCCGATTAGCCAGTCTCGGGTGATTCCTATGTTCTCGCGAAAGTTCGCAATGAACCGAGCGGAATTCACGACGAAACTTTTACCCAGCAAGATAACGTCACTCAGAGTGTCCTTTAACTTCTCAAGCCCAACTACATGGGAAACAACGGCGGCAATCCCGATGCCAATTGCTACAATTGCAGCAATAACGACACCAGCGGGCCCTATCAATGCTCCAAGTGCTGTTGTCGCTGCTCCGATAAATATAGACAGAGCCCCGAACGCTATTAGCACTGGGCCAATGACGGCGGCCATAAGCGCCGTGTTTACAATCATTTCCTTGACTACTGGATCAAGTTCTTTCCATCGCTTTACTTGCTCCTTTATCCAATCAGTCAATGCAAGTATCTTCGGTGAGAGGATTTCCCCTATATCTATTGCGACAGAAAGAATCTGGTTTTTGACTATCTTGAGTTGATTAGAGAACGCCTTCAATTGCTTCTGGGCAACCTCACTTGTTATTCCGCCCATCTCCTTCAGTCTTTTACTGTACTCTCCGATAGAGTCGCTCGCCCCAAGCAATGGGAGAATCACACCCTGAACTCTGGCCTCGAAACCAAGCGAGGTAAGCGTTGCCGCTTTCATCTCCGTAGACATACCAGCAGTAGCCCGCTCAATGTCACCGATGATGTCCCTGAATGAATTGAACTCGCCTTGAGCATTGAATACGTTGACGTTAAACTTCTCGAACACCTTGCTATTGTCCGCCTGGGCCTTGGTTAGCAGGCGAACAATCCTATCTAGTGCATTTCCAGCAAGCTCTGCCTTGATTCCCTGATCGGCATAAGCTGCAAGTAGTGCTACGCCATCCTCAAGGTCAATATTGTACGCCTTAATTGCGGCCCCAGCCTTAGTCGTTAATGCCGTAGAGAACTGCTGAACAGATGCGTTCGCTAATGTGTTGGCCCCTACCAACATATCCGACAGGCGAACCATATTCCTGCTGTCCTGGGCAACATCTTTAGTCGACAACCCAAGAGCACTTTGTGCGTCAGTGAGAAGGTCGGTGGCTAGAGCCAGATCAAACGCGCCAGCCGTCGCGAAATCCAGGAGTGGCGGTAGAAGTGCCATCGATTGTTCCGCGTTTTTACCCGCAGAGGCAAGGAAGAAATACGCCTCCGCAAGTTCAGCAGGACCTTTCACCCCCTGCGATCCTAGCTCTGTGGCTAGTTCTCGCATCTCCTTTGTTTGCTTTGCTGTAACCGACATGATCGATGTGGATTCAATCATAGCCTTGTCGAAGTCAGCAAAGGCCTTTACTGCCGCCCCAAAACCCGTTACTATCGGAGCTGTCAGGCTTAACGCCATGGCCCGGCCGACTCGCTGAACACCACGCCCGAATTTCACTAGAGACTCGCCCGCCAACTTCAGGCTCTTGCTTACGCTGGCCGCCATCTTGGCAAACGATCTGGCTATAGAAGCATCTGCCTTGGTCGCAGCCGTTTCAGCATCGCGCAACATCTTCTGATAGTCGGAGGCGTCCCCAACTAACCGAACAAGCAGCCTTTCAACTTCAGTTTCGCCAGCCATGGCCTAGTCCTTGTATCCTACAGCAGATTTCCAGCGTGCCTTTGATTGGGCAATCATCTCTTCTCGCGTCGGTGGTTTCTTTGGCTTCTGCTTTTTGAACGGAAGCAAAAAACGAGCTATCTTGGTTGAAGTGGATTTCTTACTAAACAGCCCTTCTATCTTCGCTGCAATTTGCATGAGATAGTAGTCTGTTCGCGATGGTTGGTTCCATTCTGCATCAAGATAGCGTATCCACATTAAATACTCACGGTGAGTATGCTTCTCCATGCACTCTCGCAAGGGCATGCCCAAGTGGGATGCTATGTCGAGCCATCCCCGGAATCTTCGGTCTCGTTTTTTGCCGATTCCTCAAGCTCCTCGATTTGCTCGTCAAGTTTCTCTCGCTGAGCCTTTAGGTCGGCGATAGTATCTTCACTTATCGACAACTCGCTGATCTGCAAGAGCCGTTCGACTAGCGTCTTCTGGATCTTGTCCGGCCAAGCCTGGATCTCACTCAGAGGAATGCGGTTGTTCTCGCAATCGAACAAGCAGCGAGCCAACAAGGCAGGATCGCTATTGGCAATCCCCTTTGCACCGACTGGCTTGCCGCTAGGTGACAGCTTGATAGCATCGGCCTTTGCATTTCGCCACGCCGTTGCGGCGTCTCCGCTAGCCTCTTTCAGGATGTACTTTTTATCGCCGATGGTGATCGGCACTTCGTTGAGTGTCGCACTCTCGAAAACAATCGGTTCAAGATAGTTGGTCATTTGCTCGCTCCGCAGTGGTTAGCGGAAGCCCGCACGATTGCGAGCCTCCGAAGGATTGTTGATTACGTTCCGGCTACGTCCACGTAGACGGGGGCTTCTTCGGTCATTGTCGTGGGGTCGATGTTCGACGCCTCAAGGGTTATGGTAACTTCAGGCAGCGTGCCGTGAGACATGTCCGCAAACTCAGTCTTGCGAAGCCAGCCATAGAAGGACAACGTCGATCCATCAGGCCATGTTACCGTCAGGGTCTGATTTACATTCTTCTGAGCAATTGCTTGCGAAATGAGATTCGGATCGTAGGCTGCTGTCAGCGTGAATGACTCAAGCTTCAGTAGCGTTGGAGGCAATTGAGTCATCCACGTTGTATTGTGCATCGTGGATTGGTCAATCGGATCGCCGCCCTCGATGGCGGGGGCCCCCATGGTCTTTTCCCAGAAGGAAATCGTGGTAAGGTTTTCCATCGCGAGTGTTGCGGAAAAACCCTCTTCCAACTGAATACCTGCCGGAGTGCCCCGGACTATTGCAGATGGTGCGGTCATGATTGTTCTCCTTTAAGCGAACTGACGTAAAGCGATAGTCGCATTGATAGTGAAATGGTTTCGATTGCTGACGGGCTCGTTTTTGCCCAACGGGTTTATGGTTCCGGTTCTGTCGACTCCATATATGGTGTAATTGGATGAGTCGATGGTGATGTTGGATACGTTTTCTGTTGATTCGTCTAGCAAGACAGCTATCTCATTTGCCTTGGCATATCCGACTGCCTCGCTTCCGCTTCGCACCAATATCTGCACGCCATAACGCTCTTGCATTTGGCCGTCGTTCTGCCTGCGGCCTTCGTTCTTTCCTGTCGTGTTGAAGATTACGATTGCGTTATCTGGCTTGTCTGACGACTGCCCTAGCCCTATCGGCCATGTGCTGGCAGCACTGGGTAGCGTTCCCGCCCCCAGGTCTATCAGCACTGATCGGAGCACCTTGTTAGGTGCATGGGTTAGGCTTCCGCTCAAAACTCTTTCTCCACAAATGCACTGCCTTTTAGGTTGCCAAGATCAACTGGAACAAGCTTCTGCGACTCGCGTTGTATTCGCTGGGCTCCAACTGCCAAGGCGGTTAGTAAGTCGACTTTCCCTTTGTACGCTTCGCGAATCACTCTGGCCAACTCTCCGCTATTGTTCAGTTCTCTTGCCGGTTGCTCAAGGTACTTTGGCTGGCCTCGGCCGATGGGGTCCCACCACCTACCAGTTCTCTTAGAGCCGTCTTCTCGCGTGCCCGTCCTGGGTTCGCCAGCATGCTTCTCAATCATTTCATGAACCCACACCGCGTACCTGGCGTTGTAGCCAACAACCACGCTGCCATTGTCTTCATGCAGTGACTTCCGCCTGCGAGCTTCAAGCTTGTCAATCAACGCCTTCACGTTTTTTATGCCAGCTACGTTTGCCATTATTTGCAGTCCTGTATCTTGACTCGCATCTCGCCAGCCTCGACTGGAAATGTGTCCTGTGCTCCGGCTCCCGTTTCAACGATGAAGTAGGCATGGAACGTTCCGACAGTATCAACGTCAGCGTCCTGGAATGTGTATTTCACTTCTCCGTTTATCGCGTCGGTTACCGTAACGTTCGACGATGTCTCAGCGACTTTGTCCACGCCCGCAGCCGTACACATGCGGAACTTTACGGTAAGACCAGACACGTCGACTACCGTATTGTCTGGCCGCTTTAACGTGGTCGCCAAAGCAATCCGCGTATCTCCTACCTGCCTGGTTTGGATTTGTGTGGTTGGCATCATGCACCTGTAACGCTGTAGTTTTGGTCGTCTGTTCCGATAACTGAAAAGTTGTCCTCTTGTGCTCCGACGATGCCGAATCGCTCGGTGACGATGCTTGTCACATCAACGCCAATACCACGAAACGTCCCACAAGCGAACGTGTTCGCGAGAAACGTTCCTGACTCGAATGTGTCCTTCGATGATGCCATTACCATTCCCTGATGGGTTCCGCCATTGCTTTACTGACAGACCAACCGCGTCTGAGCCGACCAGCAAGCGTAGCATACTTCAGCCCAGCATGCTCGGCCGCTTCGGCAATGGTCATTCTTTTGCCTTTCCACACCAACCATAGGTTCGCTCGCGTATTACGACGTTGCTGCTTTATCGTTGCCCAACGACAATTCTCTGGCGAATAAGGCCCGTTGTTGTTAATTCGATCAAGCTGTAGCAGCGGCGGACGTTGGCCCATATCTGCCAGGAAGTTTTCAAAACAATGACGCCAACGCTCACAAACGACAATCCCGCGTCCTCCGTAGTGGCAGTAACTTGGATTGTTGGTGTTTGTACATCTCTGAATCATCTGCTTCCATATCTTGTGCTCAACTGTCCCACTTTTTCCGTGTGTCCGACGCAAAGCACTTATCGTCTCAACATGAAGACACCCACAACTACGAGTTAGGCCCCTTTTGAGTTGTGCCGCACCTACTGTAGCAGTACCTCCGCAATCGCAACGGCAGACCCACCGGGCCTTGCCGTGCTTGTCGTTATCACCCCTATTCAGGACCGACAATCGCCCAAATCGTTCACCCTTAATGTTCGCTGGTCGTGTCATTTGCCTACCTATGCGTAAGTGACAGCAGTCCTATTTCCGCTTCCGTCTACTGTCACTGTAGCACGCACGTCGCTTCCTGTCAGCCCCACGAACACTTCCGTTCCTGTTCCAGCACCTGATATCTTGCCTACAACACCTGCGGCAATGATCTCTAAGGCATTCGTAAGCTGCTTGCCATCTACGAGAACGAGGTCGAGCCCTGCGGCCGGTAGCGTGATATTCGATAGGCCAGCACCGGCCGTGCCGATCTCACCAGTATCAACCAGAATCGCATTGATATCCGCCCCGTTATCATTAGCAGTCTGAGCCGTCCCGCCAACCTCCAACACGTTGACATGGAATCCAGTCGGATCGGCCTGCGATTGCGTTTCCCATTCGTTGACCACGTTCTCTGTACTTGTCGTGGCGTCGGTAACTGTAGTTCCGCTGCTAGTGTCAGTCAGAGACGACGACACACCATATAGATTGACCGTCGATGTCGCCGTGCCGCTAATCGTCACGGGCCCAGTTATTCCGACAAACTGCACTGTGCCGGCTCCGCTAAGCGTAAGCGACACAGATCGAGTGGTTCCCCGAATCTCGACATTCGCTCCACCCGTGGTGATGGTTGTTCCACCTCCCTCGGACACTTCGTGGGACATCGTAATGTCGCTGTCCAGGGTATAATTCGCCCCGCCATGCCAGCCTCGATTATTGATTCCAGTCGCCGAACCCAGGCCGGTCGCCACAAACACAGGAGTTCCCGAGCCTGGCACGACTGAATCGCAATCCTGGAAAATGTACTCACCTGCACTGCCAAAAGTAAACGTACCGCTACTGTCCCCAATTCCACATTCCTTGATTATCGACGGCGGTAACGTTACAGCACCGATTTGGCAATCAGTGAGCCTTGGACGAATAGATCCTGTCCCGATACCCGTGACGGTGGCGCCTCTCACGCATGTTCCGGAAATCGAAAAACCTTCAAGTTGCAGAGCCCAACTTTCGTTGAATATTTCGTACCCTTCAAGGTTTGCCACCAGCTTAACAGTAGAGCCAGTCGAAACTCGGATGCGAACGCGACCGGAGGCAACGGCCATCGCTATCGTGTCCGTGATATTGCCGCTAGGATTGCTGACTGTTCCATTTGTGCCAATCTCCGTGCCTGGGTTTCCAGTCAACGTATTGAGGTGGATTGCCCCTCCCTCGTACCCCACTTGCTCGTCTAGTTCCCTGACTTGCCGACCTAGGGTGTTGACGCCGTTGTGCGTAGCTCCAGTGTTCACCTCGTCGAGAACGCCATCAACTACGTCGTAGTTGTTTTTGACAATACTCGTCGTGCCAGCGTCAGTGATGTTCCCGCTACTGTTGTTACCAAGGGTATTGTCGTATACCATCGCATCGGTTGAATCTGCCCCTATGTTGATTCCCCAACCAGTGGCTCCATGAATTGTATTATTACAGATAATCGTGTTTAAGATCGTCCCGTTCTCTATGAGGATCGATGTCCCTGCGGTGTCGGCAAACTCGTTGTTGAATATCGCATTGTTGCTTGCAGCTCCGGCCGTCCCGGAAATGTGGACACCTTGACCTGTCCCACCTACCCCAGTGCCGAGAAAATGATTGTCATGGATTCTCATGTTCTCGCCACGATTACAATGGATGCCGTCGCCCTGAGTATCGAGGAACCAGCAATGGTGGATTCGGTGGAAGTCGGCGTCGGTAATGTTGATGCCGTCACCCGCCCCCGTGCCAGCCGTTCCGATTTGCGCTCCACTAATTTCGATGCCATCACCAGTAACTGCTATCGTATTTCCCGCTCCCGTCCGGGTGATGATGAAATCTCGCCCAGGTCCACGGATAAAGCAATACCGCTTACTGAGGGTTGTGGTAGCTGCCACAGTATGTGTAGTTACCCCTGCGGCGGCCCCTGCCACTAAGAAGCACACATCATGATTGCTGTCAGTAAATAAGTCATCATGAACGGCCTGAATAGTGGCGTAGGGCAGTGCTCTACTGCCGTCGCCCGTTGAGTCGTTTCCGTTGACGGGGTCGCAGTAGTATGCGTTTCCTTGCCATGTGTGATTCCCACGCTGGCTTTCGACCAGGTCGGCATTCCTGTCAATTTTCACATCAACGGCAGCAAGATCGGTATTAGTTGTGGTTGTCGCAACTAGCGTAACGTTCGCTACTGCATCGGCAGCCGGATCGAAGTAACTAGCAGCTAGGATCGTCCTGGCGGTTACCAGTGCATCGGTTGTAGAGTGAAGGCTAGCAGCGGTTCCGGCGACATCGGGTGTGACACTGTTACGGCTGGAGATGGCAGCATCCAATCTAGAAATGCCTGCACTTGTCGAATCCCGCAAATCAACACTCGTCAAGTCGATCTTCAACGGTCGCGTGATCGTGTTGTTAGCCGCTGCCGCACGCAAATAGATAATCACGAAGTCAACACCCGCAGCTACCGCAGCATCAGGGATATCAAGCCGATACGTCCCAGGCATCTCGGTATCATCGACCAAGATGAACCCACCTGGCGTATGGGCAGCCGCCGCATTAGCCAACGTGAACAGCTCAAAGTCGACCCGAGCCGCCCCCTGCCTTTGAAAGCTGGCCGAGCCACCAGTCTCGATATCGGAAAACAGTAGCCCTGTGGTGGGCTCGCCGGGGGCAGTTCCGGCAACGTCATCGACGAAGTAGAACGGCACAGTTACGTCTGTGGAACCTTCGGTTATAATCATCCTGCAAACCCCGCAGTAAGTTGACCGCCGCCTAGTATGGATGCCGCACCGCCGCCAGCCGGGTCTTCGTGCTGGACGGCCCCGATATCGAGATTTGTCGTCTGCCCGGGCACACCAATAGCTCCCGCACGAAGCACTGCCCCTGCTCCCGCTGTATTGTTCGGACGGAAATCATCGGCACCCTGGTTCTCGAACGGGTCACCTGACAACTCTGTATTGCCGTTAATGAACGGCGTAACATTTACTGGCGATGTCGTGTTAAGGTGCGTAGCACAATCCCACAGCATAGAAGACGCCGTTGTGTTGAACCCGTAGCCGGTATTGCTGACAGATAGGCAGGAAAGGAACACCGTGGAGTTTGCACTGGCCTGGAACCCGTCGCCTCCATTGCCTTGTGCCGTGCAACGGTCAACGGTCACGCGGGAGCTAATAGTAAAACCATCCCCTGTGTTCGCGTGAGCTAGGCACCGACTGATAGTTACATCGTCCCCCGTCAGAGCAAACCCTACGCCACACAAAGTTGCAGTACAACCGGTTGCCGTCGTATCGCCAATTCCGGCAAAACCTGACGTAGCACAACTCGTAGATAAGCAGTTGAATGTGGTGCCGCCAGTGAAACCAGTCGGGCAATCCAACGCTTCGCAATCCTTGGCATTGTTCCGGTTGTTTAGCGCCAGGTCAAAGCCAACAGTGCCGGCCCCATCTTGGCCATCGGCTTTGAGGTTTTCGAGGATCTGGGGATTGGAAGAACTTGAGCTGGCCGCCTTCCACAGCGTAACACCAGTCTGTGCGTTCGCATCAAGTATGGGCTTTGCTCCGCCGTCTTCTCTCGTCACCTCGTAGCCGATGATGTGGTATCGCTCAGCGGCAGTTGGCAGGTGGCAAGGTCCGCCGGACGTGTTCGGCGTGCTGTTGGTTAGCGGGTAATTGCCAGACTCAACATGCCCCTTCATTCCGGCGACGCCGTCGATATCGAGCACGTTGCCCAGCTCGCCTGGCGTTGCTAGGGCACCGCCTACATTCAACGTGGCTCCTGTGCCAGCCGATAGACCAGTCGAGCGGTCAACGGTGATCGTGTTGGTGTCGCTGCGGGTGGCTATCTCGTATCGGTCGGCAGTGATGCTACCCGTGCCACCGGTAATGTAGAGCACGTTGCCAACCATGGCGGCCGTGAATCCGCCAGTAGCTGACGTGATGGTAGTCGTGCCGTTCGTCACCGCGTCGACTACCGCAAGCTGTGCGGCGTCCTGCTGGGAGTAGTCCGTCGTCCCGGCATCGGACTTGTAGCCGCCACCATTTACATCGCTGGACGTGGTGCGGGTTTCCCAAACGGTTGTAGCCGATAACGACATGTCAGTCTCCGGGATTCACAGCCACGCCGAGGATCGTGTTCAGTTTCGCGCTCCCACCCGCTTCGTAGTCGGTAGTAAGTTCAGTCAGCCGATTGATGATGTTGTTTGCATCGGCTCCGCTGATGACATGCCGCCCGTCTACCGCAGAGCCGTCAATGATGACGTCCCCAGCCTCGTTTGGGATCAGTGACCCCATGTCGTTGGCGACCCACTCCTGCACTACCTCTCCCGCAAGGTTGTAGGCTTGGGCCAGCGTATCTGCCGCGACTCGGATCTTCTCGTTCGAGAATCGCACGGCTTCTGGATTGTCGATATTAGGCATTGGTTTCTCCCCTATTTGCTGGCGTGAAAACACACTGAATGAACGACGACCCGTATGGTACTGCAACGCCCTCGAATGAGCATTCCAGGAACTCTCCACCAGCTCCGACTAACTCGCACTCAAAGAACGCACAATGCTTGAACACGTCCCCCGACGACACTTCTACGATATCTCCGTCGTGAAATTCCCCGACCCGATCAAGCATTGGCTTTCTCCGTTAGCGTAAAACAGTAAAGAGCAACACCGAGCCTCGACTCTCGCTCGCCCTGCCGATTCAGGGGTGTTGCTGGTTGGTTATTCGGGGTCGCAGTCATTCCCGACGTGATACCAGAGGTCAGTGGCTGCGCTGTCATACCAGTACTTCGCATCACTTAGTTCATCCTCAGCGTCCTCGTAATCCCTCTCAGCGCCACTCCCAGGACCATTCAGGCCGTGTAGAAGAGTGTCGGCGTCACGGTAGGCCCAGTATGCGGACTCTAACTCGCTTTCGGTAGACTCCCCGTCGCCTACAATGTTGTTAGCATATACTAGTTTCTCGGCAATCGCATCCCACTTTGCTTCTCCGGCCTCCCAATCCCCTTCCCCGTCTTCGTAGTTAGAGTAGGCGTAGCCATTAACGCTACTTATGCTGACGTATGCAGCCGCGAAGTCCTCGAATTCCGCCTTGTGATTTGGTTTATCTTCGCACTCTGAGTACCCCTCCCAGGCAAACGTCTTCTCGGCGGCAGCAGCTATGTATTGGGTCTCGGCTGTATCTCTTTTTGCGTCCACGCGATCGAAGATAATATATGTTAAGACCTTTTGGAATTTAGCAGACGTCCTCCAATCAGCCTCCACCGACCCACACATCACCACCCCAACCAGCACCAAACCCAACACAACATTTCGCAACTTCATAGTAAATCTCCCAGGTAAAGTAAACGCACCGGCCACGCCAATGCTAGTTTTCTCACGACTGCTCAACCAGAATCCAAAAGCCCCGCCACTGCCCGCCAGGCAATTGCCGTTGACGGCTGACTTCGTATCCTAGCTTACGGAAATGCTCTTCTACGCGGCTTCGCAGATCATCGGGCAAGTAGTCGCTCGACGCGGCGGGAACACAAATCCATTCTCTCTGGTCGTCCGAAACTTCCTTACAATCAATGGCGTCTTGAACGAGAGCAATCACGCGGTTGACTTCTGCCGTTTCTCCCGCTGGTCCGAGTTGGGAAATCTTGAATCCATTGTCCTTGATGGCGTCGGCGTTCTCGTCAATTCGCTTGTCTTGCTTCTCTTCGTGTTTAGCGGACGACTCAAAGTGAGTGTCTTGCTTCTCGCCGATGTTTTCCAGGGTTGTGATTACAACGTTCTGCTTGCCGTACATCGCAACCGCAGGAGCAATCACCACAGCAGCTATCGGCACCACAATTGCAAGGACTGACAGCACTGGTAGATTCTCTTTTTTCTTTTCGCCCATGTGTCACCTGAGGCCGCCTTGCGTTAGTGTTTTTCTAACTGAGTAATGTTGGCAATGAGTCACTGAACCTAGCAAGCATCACTGTACGTCGACTCACTCGGTTGTTTATGTCTGGTGTGCTGTTGAACCCACCACTTTTTTCAACTCAACTGGAGGTGAAGCCACAGTGTCTAGTGTGCCCTCCCACATAATGCTTCCATTGGTAATATCCTGGTTCACCACCACTTCAGCAACGACCGAGATTACGTTGCCGTTGCCATCGGGAATCTCTCTCTGAACGTTCTGCCATCGCACGTCAATCTCAGCGGCAGCCGCTACCTTGGGTTCGTTCGTGTCGTCGTCTACTTCAGTCGCCGAAGCAGCCCACAAAAGAGCTTTCTGAAACAAGCAATCGTTTTCGGGGTTCGGCATTATTGGCGTTCCTCGACTGTAAGCTGACTTCCAAGCGGAGTGCCCAGCCAGGTCAACCCAATAGACTGCCCCTTGCCTACGGATGCGAGGAAGCCCGAGATATCAAGATCCTTGGCTGTTTGCCCCCACGGAGTGAAGTCAAGCCCCTTGCCGGTCTCGCCATAGAATGTTGCGCTCGCGTCTTGTGTCTTCTTCGCAAGGTACGCAGGATCACGCAGAGAGTAATAATGAGCGGCGAGATTCGCCTCTATCTGCTTGAGCAAAGCAGAGTTCAGAACACCAAGCGAGTCATTGCTAGACACCTTGTCGGTCAACGCAGTCGCAATATCAACATACGGTTGCATGTTGATTTGGTCGTTATAGTCAACCAGCGACTGAACTTCGTCTAAGGTAACTCGCTGTGCCATTGCTTCGCTCCGTTCTAAACACAGAGGCAAAGCAACCTAGGCGAGTTGCAGTTCCCCGTCGATGATGTTGAAGATTTCTTCCTTGCGAGTTGCGTCGCCAAGATCGATTTCCTCTTCCATCGCAAACTCACGAAGCTCCTTGATCGTCTTAGCTCGCAAAACATCCGAACCAGTTTGCTGGTTCACCGCTGCAAACTCTTCGATTAGCTGGAATCGCGGCCTCACCGAATCATTGTGCTTGGACAAATCCTTGTCAGTTTCGATTACGTCCTGACCATCAACCCCAGCAACGTAAGTCTGGCCACCCTCTTGGTGAACCCCTCGAATCAGTCGAAATTTCATAACATCGCTCCTTTGTGTTTGTTCTCCACCGAGGCTGCTAGGCGGGAGACAGGAACCACCTAGCAGCCTTGACAATCAATATTAAGCCGGGGTCCCGTGGACGATACCGGTCTTCGAGACAGTCTGGCTTGTGCCGATGAACTGACTGCGAATGTTGGGCACCTGGATAGCCATGACACGGAAGTTCTTCATCATAGTTCCCACGCTATCCCATCGCACAGTGGTCAACTCCATGCCGTTGACGGCACGAATCGTTTCCGACTGCATGTTCACCAGCAAAAGCGATGTGGTGTCATCCCAGAAGTCGAGTCGCTTAACTGCTGTGACCCCCTCGATTCGCTGGATTCGCTCGCGAAGCGTGAGGCTGGGGGACGCAAGGCCCTGGGCATCGGTGCCCTTGACGTAATCCTGGTCCATAAACTGATCCCAGTCGTTCGTCGTGTACAGCATGAACGGCCCGAAGAAGTTTTGGGCCTTTGCCAGGTCAAGCATGACCAACACTTCAGCCAACACCGTCGAACTATTTACAGATGTCGGAGTAGTCAAATCTGTCTTGGTTATACGATCCGGGTGGTTCGTATAACCGTAGACCTTAGACGTGTTCTCCAGCTCGGTGCTGTCGCCAAACTGTAGGCCAGCCAGCGTACCGATGATCGTCTTTTCAATCGTATCGGCAACACGTCGAGAGGCTTGCTCACCCATCGTCGTGCTAATCGGAACGCCCTTGGACGCACTGATTCCGATCTCTCGCTGGCTGTAATTGAACCCAGCATGTGTGATCGGCAGAGGCAAAGCATCGCGAGCGACAAGCGGGGTATCAACATTTCCGCCAGTCAGGTCGTACATGTCGACGTTCGCTTGGCCCGAGTCAGACCACTTCTCGAATTCCAAAATAGAATTCGACATTCCGGGAATGCTGAATGTGGCAGCCTTTCGAGCGTCCGACCATGCGCTCAAGCGAGGCCGGGCAGCTTTTTGAATCTGGCGATCCAGGAAAATCCAGTCGTCCTTGCGCATGGTGGTTGCGTTAAGCAACGGATCCATTGCATTTCGGGCGACAGCCTCAGCAACACGAACTTGCTGCCGGACTGGCTTGACATCGCCAGTATTGTCGTCAATTTCAAACTCGCCGGTGTTGATTGTAATGCAAACGTTGTCTCGCTTGTCGAGGTACGGTCGCATGAATCCCATGTCATACCGAAGCCGAGAAAGCTGTTGGGCAAATGGCCCATGGGCTCTTCCGTTTTCGACATAGTCGGTAACTTGGAAAGGCGTGAACATTTTGGTTATTTCCTTGAGTTGAGTTGGTTGGGATTTTCGGTCTATCGGCTTATTACTGGCCGGTGTACCTACACAGTGCGAGCGTGTCAGCAACCGGATCAGTGACGACCTCCAGACACTGGAATGGCTCGCTTTCGGGGTCGCCCGTGGTCACCAACAGCTTGCCGGTCCCATCATCGACCATGAGTGTGTCGCCAATCGCGTGATCGTCGCCAGTGCCAGCCACATCCTCAAGGAGCATGTTCAGGTCCTCTCCGGCAAACGGTACGTACATAAATGCACGATCGCCATCCGCATAAGCTTCGGTGGCCACTTTGCCCTCAAGCTTGTTTCGGTCCAGTACGTAAATGGTTCTTCGGTCACCATCCGCCCCGACGCCCTTTGCACCATCTGCGGCCGTCGTGCCGTAGGCTTCGTAGGTGAAGTCCATGCCAGACGGTCCGCCGGGAGTCACCGTCCACTTGATTTCCATCACGGTGCCCGGCTTAGGCGTACCCGAGATGATCCCTTCAATGAACCGACCTCGCGGGTCATCACTCACAATGATTTGGTTGCCTTTGGCCATCACGCTTCTCCTTATTGAATATTGTTTCCCTGCTGAAAAGCGGGATGGTTACCACTCCATTGTGGGCGAAACGAGAATATCACTTTCGTCGAATCCGTCGTTCTCGACGGGTGTTGATCCCTGGGCTCCCATGTAGCTAACGTTCGTCGCGGGGGCGGGCTTCGGGGCAAGGGCTGACAGAACTCGAAGTTCTTCGATCTCCTTGCCCTTCAGTTGATTGGCGACGGCCTCACGCTGGGCTTCGTCTTCGACGTTGGCGATAATCTGAGCGATGATCTCGCCCTTCTTTTCGGCCAAGATTCCGTTGGCGAATCGCAGTGCGTTTTGAACCGATTCGGGCAATTCCGCCATGATTTCGGCCTCCGTCTTCTGGGTATCGCCCTCGTTCTTCGTGGGCTTGTCCTTGTTTTTCTTCAGGGCAATCAACTTGGCCTTTTCCGCCGGGTCCATTTCTTCGTCATCTTCTTCATCATCGACGTTCTTTTTGGCGGCGGCATTCGTGATGAACTCAACAAGACCTTCAGCCGGAGTATCGCCAGCAAACTCCTGCACTGCATTCACAACCGCAGTGTCGGCAATCCGTTTCTGCATGTCGGCCTGACGCAACAGCAGCTTTTCGTCAGAGAGTTCGTTGAGCGAAGCCGTGTCGGAATCGTCACAATACTCGCAATTCGCGATAAGCTCGGCGACAAGTTCCGTCTTTTCTTTTTGGGTGAGTGCCATTTGGCCATCTCCGTTTTTGGTTGAATTATTCGTTTCACGATTCTGGCCAACATTGCCAGATATGGTCTCATGCTCGCTCGCATGTGAATCATTAGATTGGCCCTTGTTCAGGACTCCGCAGCCGTCCTCCAGCGAACAGGCTCCAACCTGATCGGTCAGAATGGCTAGATGATCCGGCCGCAGATTCGTGGCGAAGAAAGAGAATGGCTCGCCGTTGTGCTCAGAGCCTTCAGGGGCCTTTTTGTTGTCGGTGAACAAGCCGGTGGAAAGCTCAATCTGCTGATTGTCTTCCAAAGCGACGGTAATTTCAGGCGAGAGATTTCGTGTAGCCTGAAGATCAAACCATCCTTCGCCAACCAGATTGCCGTCTACGATCTTCGCGTTGTAGACATTGCCAACGCCATGATTTTCGTTGGCTGCCGGGGTCCTGCCAGAGACGCTTTTCCCGCTAGAATCCCTGGGATGCCGAACTGTCAACGGCATTCCGTTCCATGCGTCGACGTTCTTAGCAATCTCTTCTCGCGAGTAGAACAACGCTCCCTGGCTTCCGCTGAGGACGCCGGGAACGATCAGCGTGAGAGGTGCAACGAGAAACGATCGTCCGTGAAGCGTTTCCCGTCGCGTCGTCTTTTGGAAATTAGAAGTTAGGCATTCCATGCCACGTACGATAGCCTGGATTGCGATTTAAGTCTAGCAAACCAGGCTAAAACAAACACATGTGCTTGTGTTTCGGCTAAAGTGTTCGCACGTGCTGATATCCGCTCTGGAAGTTACCTGAAATAAACAGGATATCCTCACCTAGCGGTTTGACTTTTTTGCGAACAGAGCACAGATGCCACCGAAGATTAGAGAACACGGCCTGGTCATCGTCGATGCAGGTAAGTAGTTCACGGCGTGAATGCGGCTTGCCATCAGATAGCATGTCGACTAGTCGTGCTTCGGTGGGCGTGTACTGCGACATTGATGTCATTTTGCTATTTCTTCCAAGTCGGCTATAACTCCCCCTTGGGGTGTTTCGGTTATCCCGACAACTCTAAATGTCGTATTCCTTGGATACAAAACCTCGCCTTCTCCTGGGTTTAGCGAGATATCACTGATATCCACGCCAGTTTTGCCGTTTACTCGCAACACAACCCTGCCAGAAGGAGCACTCCCTGTTTCTAGTGAAATCCTATCTGTGAGTGTCGGGTTTTTTCTCGTGGAGACAAATGCCTTGTCCGTGAAAGTGCCCGTTTTTAGCTCGGCAAGGATTTCCTGCTTCTGTTGTTCCGTGGCAGAGAAACTACGTACGGTATTCCCAGCAGACTTTGGGGAAGCCTTTAGGTATTTATCCGTTCCCTCAACGATTCTTTTGTCTACAACCTTTCCTTCACGCAAGCCTGTGTTCACACGCTGGAAGGCATCTGTGGTGTAATCCTGCGTTGCTTCTTTTGCGGTTTGCAGCGAAGCTGGTTGTATTGGTTGTTTTTTCGCCCTACTGGTAACCTTTGGTTTTCTTTCTGGGGTAGCTTTTGGCGTAGTCTTTTTTGTCGGCTTCGGGGTTGGCTGCTTGGCCCGCTTTGGCTTCCGGAGCGGCTTGGCCGCTTGCTCGGGCCCCGCTTTAACGACAGCAACCGGCCGCTTCTTTTTGACCGTCATGTCGGCGCCCTTCCATGTTGATATCTGCTTTTGCTGGGCAATGGTTCGCTTCGATGACTTGGGGATCTCGGCCTTGATCGATTGACTCTGGGCTCGCTTGAGTTGTGTCTGTGTGCGTTTCTGTGGTATGACTTTTCGCTCGACTTTTCCTGTGTCGGGATTGGTGAAATGGACTACGGACTTATCGTTTTTGGGCTCACCGACGTTTGCTGGGGTGTAATTGCACCGGCATTGCGGATGCCGAGGTATCAACCCTCTCGCTTCCTTGATCGTCATCACAACGCCTTCAAGGGGTTGGCATAATGGGCATACCCTATCATCCCCCGCCGTGCTCCACTCAACCATAACGCCAACTTCCGTAACCCCAAGACTCTCCATCGCGTCCAATTGCGCTTCTGCATGTGCACGAATTATCTCCGTCCTCGCAATCATCGTAGCACGCCGAGCACCGATCTTGTCAATCGTCTCGGTTAGCTCTTTCGCGATGACAGAAGGGCCTTCGCCTCTTGCTAGTCCATCCGTGAGTTGCCGAACTAGCTGAGTCGACATCGCTACAGTAACGCCCTGCAAGTCAGTAAATACACGACCAGCCAATACCTTCAGTTTGTCAATTGCAACCGGCCTAGCGAAACTCTGCCTAAGGAACTCATCCCGTGTGCCCTCGAAGAAATCAGAAACGTCTTCGCCTGTTGAGAGTGCTGGCTTGCGTACATCATTGAAGGCACGGCCTGCCCCTCGACGATAGGCGTCTTCACTGAACGCCTTCCAGTATCCATCGGCTTTATCTGTGGCAGTCTTGCCGTCTAGAATGCCATCATCCACTTGCTGCTTTAGCCATGCCTCGAATGCTGCTATTTGCTCGGATGAAGTTTGGAACTCGAATCGTTGATTAGCTGTCTGATTAAAAACAGATGGTTTCCGCTTTATTCCGAAGGCGTCCTCATCAACCAATAGCCTGCGAATGTCACGCTTGAGTCGATTGAATTTGCCGCGTAGCAATTGCTCGAATCGCAACCGTAGCTGTGACGTCCGTGTAGGGTCGGACTTCAACGGATTGCGAAGAATCTTGGATTGGTTTGTTGTGCAGGATTCACACATTAGAGGCATAGTCCCTTAGTATCGCTAGGCGTTCGTCGTGGATTCGCTGACGCTCAAGCCAGAACTCAACTGGTACGTCAAACACTGAATAGAACACTTCGGCGTGCCTTTGCTCAATTGATCGTAGACCACAAGCAATCTCAGCAATCTCACCAGACATGGTTATGGGCTCTAGCCCATCCCCGTTACACACGAAGCTTTCATGCACAACAATTCGCGGCGTCATGCCGTACATCTCCATGCACTCTTTCACCGTCTCGCCTGGATGGACGGCGTAATCAGGATCGTATTTGTGAGTCATCAGTCCCATTCCTCCCTGTCTGCCAATTGTGTACAAGGATTTATACCCAGCTTCTTTAGCCGCTGCCACTTGGTCAAAGCTTGGAGATGAAAGTAAGGCGTGAACAAAGGTTCGCTGCCTGACTGTATGATCAGCAAACCATTCTGGATCTTGCCAGTCAGACGGTAGGTCTTGTTCCATTGCATCTCTCTTTCATCGTCGATTCAAGAGACGGCCAATCTCTTGCAACTCTTCATCTGATAGCACGCGGCCACGACCGTCGATTAAGCGTTTGATCAATTCGATTTCCCGATTGTTTTCATCCTCAGAAAAATACACCACATCGCCGACACCCGGTACAGGATCTTCTTCACAGCACGGGTATCTACGCGGGAAAAACATATCACTTCCCTCCCTCACCTGGCATCGGGAAAACTTCTTCTTTCTCAGTCGGATCGACAAACGTCGTTGTATCACCGCCCGCAATCGCATCCATAGCCGCCTCAATCACAGCCTCAGCGTCTTTCGCAGGCATGTTCAATACTCGCTTGTACAGATCAAGAGGCGTCATGATGCCTTCTACGCCGCCCTGAACGTACATAGATGCAGCTTCCATTCTCTTGGCTGCAACCTCGGCCTTTTCGATCTCAGTAAGCGTTTCCATGTCAGGCCACACAACAGAATACTTCTCGGGCTCTGGCAACACGCCTAGCCAAATGAGCCGATCGATAAACGGTGCAATGACCCGAGGAGTGAGGTACATGTCCTGGCGATAGCTCAGCCTCGCGGCCCATGACTTCGCATCCTGGCTGCTAGAAAGCTCGCCTCGTTCAGATCCCTCGAATATCCGCTTGGGAATGCCAATCTGAATGCAGATAGCCTTGAGGTACGCATCGATCTGCGGAGTCGGGTCGACAACCTGAGGGGCAAGAGATTCAGGCTTCATTCCCTGCAATGCAATCCACCGCTGAAGACCGTTTAGGTGGTCCTCCAATTGCCGCTTCATGTCCGTCTTGGCGGCATCACTCAGAAACGCCTCAAGGCCCAATTGAGGATGGGTCGTGAGCACAACACCAGGCATGGCCCCTTGCCAATACATTTCCCCGGAACCGGCATAGAGCTTGACCAGATCCCAGAGCCGGTTGTACGGAACCTGTAATCGAGGCGTGCCGAATATCTCACTACTGCTTAGGTTGTCTGCAACGTGAATCACGCGAGTCCAATGAACCTCACGATCAAAATCACTGGAGGCAACCGTCTCTTGGCCGTCCTCTGACTCGTTACTTGCCGACTGCGAGAACCTGATATTGTAAGCGACCGGTCTACCGAAACGCGAGTTCATCGGATCGTTTTCTAGTCGAGCAATGTTTATTTGCTCGCCGCCGAACGTGCGAAAGAACGTTACTTGCCGTCCCTTCCTGGGAGCCGCTGGCTGATTCAACTCAAGGCCATCATCAAGCCCAATCATCAAGACGCCATACGGACCAATTCCGCTGATCTCATCAGCACGGAGCAACTGATCCCATACTGGGTTGCCCTCTTCGCTCTCAAGCCAGCTAGGACCACCTTGGGTCGAAACCATCTTGGGTAGCTCTCGCCATGCCACCTCAAATTGCGTCTCTGTCTCGGTGTCTTCATCCTCGAATATGGACGGCTGGATTAACCACGATTCTTTCGGCAACACCTCGACAACTCGCCTAGCAATGCTCTCGCGATCGTAGAGCCTCTGATAGTCGCGAGTCTCAAGCTGTCCGTATCGAGGATACCCAGCGTCGGCGTAGATATCTCGCCTAGGATCGCCCATGTCGCGGGCTAGATCGGAACGAGTCAAGCTCAGATTCTCGGTCATGCTCTTGGCGTTTTCGAGTAGCCCACGCATCAAGTGCATCTGGACTGATTTATCCCACGGGCCTAGCGGCGATGGCGGGATGATATCTTGACTTGATCCATTTTTCGTAAACCGTCCATTGGCTGCTCTGGCCTGTACCATGAGTCCATTCCTCGTATCGCATTCCATCGCTCCTCAAAAAATCACTCCGCCGCCCGGCCGTCGCTTGCCCTTCTTCCAGCCGAACACAGCCAACACCAATGCGTCGGCTTCATCTGGGCTACAGCCAATCAATGATCTCATTGTCACCTCATCGCTGTCCGCCTTTTTAGCATTTTTGGGTGGCAAAAACAACCTTCCTTCTCCATCGTACTGCCTGGGGATCGGTGAAAGCTGCCGTCGTAACTCTGTGTATTTGCCGGGAATGGCGAATCCTGGACCGGTGTCGGGGTTCATCGCAAGGCTCAAAAGGTGGTACATTTCAGCCCGGCGGTTTTTGTACACATATCGGGTGTCGTCCTCTTCATCTCGCTGAGTCAATGGCGTCATCGCTCGCGTGCGGTGGGGCGTGGGAGCCGAGCCAAACCGAACTCCATTGACCCTGAAATTGTGCATGTGGTGCAATACGTCGTGATGCTCTTTTCCCCCTCCGCCCATGTCAAAATAGATATTGTGTGCCTGGATGCCGTGCTTAGCCGCGAATGCCATCGTCTCGGCCGGTATGATGGCTGTGTTGGGCGTCTTCTGTGACTTGATGTCAAGTAAGCCATGTTCGTCAATCGCCAGCCAGACGGTGTTGTCACCGCCCTCAGCGGTGTCTACGCCCATGTACTTGGCTTTCCTGGATGTGGGTATCACGAGTTCATTTGAGTGGTTGAGCCAATCGAGAGGGAATAGCATTTCGGCAGAACCAACGTAGAACTCAGCATCCAGAGAAACGCATTGTTTCTGATGACTCCACAGCTTTCGTCTCTTGAGGTACGCAGCATAGCTCAGCACGCCGGGCAGCACTTCGGTGTGTGATGGCTTTCGACCGTCAGCTTCCTCAGCTAAACCAAGCCTGACATTCGGGCTATCTTGAGCACGAATCTTGATGACGCGACGATAACATTGCTTGCCGTCGTCAGAGAACAGATTCCCTCCCTTGTCTGGAGTCCCCGGCCTGCCCATTACCGCCCACTTGAAGAAATTCTCACATGCCCACGGGTTGCCGATTACCAATCGGGCGTCGCCGGGCTTCTGCCACGTGTCGGCCATCTCTGCATGGCTGTTAGCGGCTCCTGACGCCTCGTCGCACATCCACAACGTGTATCTGGCATGGTGCCCTTGGAGGCTCTCGGGCTTCTCAGGGACAATTCCCTTGATGTAGGATATCGTGTCCAGTTGCCCCTTGTGCATTCTCCTGATATGCCGATGGTTGACAATCCACGGGCCGCCTTGTGCTGTCGTCAGCGGGTACTTGCATGTCTGGATGAATCTGTTCATCTCGTTCCATAGAACGTCCATGTGACGTTCACCAACGCTTGATGTCACGACACGACACGGCTGGTGAGTCATGAAATACGCCACGGCAACGAACCCGCCTACAAAATCTTTTCCGAGCATGTTGCCAGCGGGTACTACGGTTTCGTCATCATCCCACACGCTTTGGATTATGTCACATTGTTCCTTGTAGAACGTAACATCGGGCCAGAACTCGGCGGCTAATTTAAGTGGGTCGATCGGCATCTACTCGTCCTCTTCTCGCCCCTTCCAGTCACCGCACCAATCATAATATTGAGTTGCTGGCCATTCGCCACCACCGTCACTTCTCGGATCTTGCACTTTGGGTGCATGACGTCGACATCGCTGGTTTTCATAGTAGGTGCAATCACTGCATGTTTTCTCGCTCATCATTCGCTCCTGCTGGTCCATTTGTCACAACACTGGTCCAGCTTGACCAGCAACACTGATTTCAAAGTGCAATAAAGAAACCCCGCTAGCGATACGTTCCATCGTGCGTTGTCGCAATTTCCGCACGTCTTATGCACTCTACGGCAATGGTCGGTACTCATAGCCCGCTCCCTGTCAAAGTCTTGTTAATTCACACTCCCGCACGCCTGGCACCTCGGCTTGTTCAGCACAGCCACAATGACAAATATCGGGAAAAACAATCCACAACTCAGAATCGTCAACAAACAACCAAGCCCTTCTGAATTGGTGTTCTTCACATGCAGCGTGTGGGTTCGGCACGTGCTGCAATATCGCTGCGATTGGATGTCGTTGATAGCCATCAGTCACCCATTTCTTCGATAGCATTAGAGGCAACATCGATTATCTCGCCGCGTTCGCACAAGGCATCGAAATCGATCTTGAGAGTTACATTACCGTCCACCTTCTGGGTACCCATTAGATTATGGTGTTTCATCGCCAGAGTCAACAAAGTCGCCTTAGCAATGAACGTCACCACGAATCTTGACTTGCTTCCAGTGGGCTTCTTTACCGTCACAAGCTCTATGTTCTCAATCAACCGCCTGACGTCCAGAGGTAGCTCGCTGGGGTCTTTAATACACCATCCATCAAAATCCGGATCGGCCTCAAAGTATTGTGATGCGTCGAGGAAGAGTCCTGTATGCAGAAAGTTTAAGACATCATCAGCAGTATGTCGACATCGCTCTTCACGCAGCCTCATCTCCTTGCCGAGCATTGCGGCAACGGCTTTGTTCTTTAGAAGCTTGCATGCGGCAGATGTGGGCTGGCCATACCCGGCAGACTTAGCAGCAGCAACCTGATCGAACTCCGGATCGGCCATCAAGGCATAGACGAAATCACGCTGCTTGGTCGTGAGTCGCTTCGGGTTCGCTCCGTATTTCTTGGGCTTGATTAGTGTCGTTGCCATCCCTAGTTGCCTGGTTCAACACCGCTCAGAAAGCCATCAACATTATCTGGGCAGCAGTCCTCTTGGAAGTTAGAGCAAAACCCGAAACCTGGACGTCCGGGCGTTTCCATTAGAATCAACAGGCTACATTGGTCACATTCGGCGGGTTCCATTCCACTTCCTCCCTAACCCTTGGTTTACTTTATATCACAAAGTGCTTTGTCTTTCCTAGTAATTCTTTCGTTGTCCAGCACACTTCATTCGCGCTGAATGCACATGCAGAACCATCCACATAATCATCTGTCGGCTGGGCAAACTCCCTTGACGCGGGAATCATCCACGGGTCCCACACGTACAAGCACTCGCCGTACACGCCAACGGGACGAAAAAATCTCCTGTTTGATTCGCTGCCCAAAAAACTATCGTCTGTTATAAACTGAACGTTTTTGTATGCGGGGTCCTTGGTAATTACAGGTTGCCCATCACCATGCATACATGAATGAAATTCCGTTCTTTCAGATCCATCTTGCAGGAGAAAACCATCCATGAACATGCAATCACAAAACACAGACCGATGTTCAATCACTGTGTGCTCACTGAACGTCCAATCAGAATACAGATTGTAATATCCATATTCGTCAATGTGCCGAACCCACGTAGGCAGCTTATCTTTTGCCGCTATTTCCTTCGCGAAGTTAGCCCCCGCGATTCCACCCGCAATACCGGCCGCTCCCAATTTAATCGCATCACGTCGATTCATAACTAGTTTCCTTGGCCCTGCTTCGTTTGATTTCGATCTTCTCAAGTATCCATTCGACTTCTCTAGCACCATATGTCACCCCTCTATATAAACAACCAGCGAACGGGGCTAGGCATGCGATTGATAATCGAATGTGTTCATTCCTTGGCCCCGGTTCGCTGGTTGACTTCTTCATTCTGGGCATTCGATGTGCGTCACTTCCCATTCGCCGTCCTCAGCATAAATCTCCGCAACCCGCTTTGCGAACTCGCGAGGGAAACCGTC